CCGGTGGACCTGTCCAACCTTCCCACGCGCGGCGGCGACTACTCGATCCCCGAGCTTGCTGCGCGCGTCTCGGGGCTGACCGGCTCCATCGTGGGCGAGTGGCAGAAGCACGCGCGCGGAATGAGCACGGTCGTGTTCGCGGTTAACGTCGAGCACTCACGCGCCATCGTCGCCGCGTTCCAAGAGATCGGCGTCCGAGCCGCGCACGTTGACTACCGCATGGGCCGCGAGCAGCGCCGCCAGACGCTCCAAGACCTGCGGCATGGCGTGCTCGACATGGTCTCCCAAGTGTCGCTGCTAAGCGAGGGCTGGGACTTGCCGACGCTCCAGTGCGCCGTCCTCGCTCGACCGACACAGAGCCTCGCTCTCTTCCGCCAGATGGTAGGTCGCGTCATGCGCCCGCCCGGTCCGGTCCTTGTCCTCGACCACGCGGGCAACCACCACGCGCACGGGCTGGTCACTGAGCCGGTCGAGTGGAGCCTCGACGGGGCGGTCAGAAACAAGCGCACCGCGCCCAGTGTGGCGACGTGCAAGAACTGCTTCGCCTGCTTCGCGCCCGGCCCCTTGGAGTGCCCGGTCTGCGGCCATCCGATGCGGCAAGAGTCCGACGCCGACGCGCCCGCAGTCCACAACCCCGGCGAGCTGGTCGAGCTGAGCATGAGCCCGCCCAAGGCCACGATGGACGAGAAGGAGTCCACCTACGCGCGCATGGTCCAAGCCTGCTCCGACGAGGGCGAGGCGCTTGGTACGGCGCGAGGTCGGTTCAAGCGCCGCTTCGGTGTCTGGCCGCGCTTCTCCGAGATCGAGCGCACGCTCTACAAGTGCAGCGGCCACGTCTGGGAGACCGTGACCACGCACGCATTCGACTACGTCCGCTGCGCGCGGTGCTACCAGCGCGGGCAAGAGCGGGATTTGGTGGCGCAGCGGGCAAAGTCCCCGATCGTCCGATGACCGAATCCGACCTCGTCTCCGCAATCCTGATCTGCCTCGGCACGCGCCCCGGCGTCAAGGTGTGGCGCGCGAACGTGCTCGTGGCGCGAGATCGCACGGGCCGAGTCGTGCGCGCTGGCATCCCAGGGCAGGCCGACATCTCCGGCATCCTCGCACCCAACGGGCGACGGCTCGAAATCGAGTGCAAGACCGCGACCGGGCGGCAGACTGAAGATCAGAAGCGCTGGCAACGGATGATCGAGGCCCACGGTGGGCTGTACGTGCTGGCGCGGAGTGTGGCGGATGTGGAGATGGCGCTGAAATGACCGACTACCCCGACGACCCCATCTCCCTCCTGTTCCAACTCGGCCTCGGCCCGTGGGTCACGCCGCTCCGTGGCAAGATCCCCACCCTCGACGCATGGAGCACGCGCGAGCCGGTGGACGAGGCGACCGTGCGCGGCTGGGTCGCGTCCGGTCTAAATCTTGGACTGCGCACCGGGGCGCGCTCGCAAGTCATCGTCATCGACGACGACCGGGGGCGGCATGGTCTCGACGAGTTCGACGCGCCGCCGACCGGCCTCATCGCACGCTCACCCACGGGCTCGACCCACTACTACTACCGCTGCCCCGCCGTCCCTCCCCGCAACTCAGCCTCGCACCTTGCGCCCAAGGTGGACGTGCGCGGCGAGGGTGGGCAAGTGGTCGTCCCGCCGAGCATCCACCCCACGGAGCGCGAGGAATACCGCTGGGCCGCGCTGGGCGAGCCGGGTCCGTTCCCCGCCGACCTGTTCCGCGTCGTGACCGTGGACATGACGCCGCCGCCCGCCTCAACCGGGCAAGGCTACGCCGAGACCGCGCTCAGGCGCGAGGTCGAGCGGGTCGAGAAAGCAGCCGAGGGGACGCGCAACGACACGCTCAACAAGGCGGCCTTCAGCCTCGGCCAGCTCGTCGCGGGCGGCGCTCTAACCCAAGACACCGTCCAAGCCCAACTGACGCAAGCCGCGCTGTCCTGCGGCCTCTCAGAGCGCGAGGCTGTAGCCACCATCGCCAACGGCCTCCGTGGCGGATCAGCAAAGCCCCGAGGCGTGCCCGAGCGCCATCCGGCTGTGACCACCTCAGCCCCCGAGCGAGCCCGCAAGAAGCGCGAGATCCTTGTGCCGGGCAGCCACACGCTGGAGGGCGGCGAGTACGTCGAGCAGGGCAACGACCGCTTCTCGTCCCAGGTGCTCGAACACCTTCCGCCCGACGCCATCTACCGCCGCGCTGGGACCATCGGCGAGATCCAAGACGGCCAGTTCTCCGAGGTCAAGCCGCACCGGATGCGCTCGATCATCGACGCCGGTGTGAAGCTGGTAAGTTGCAAGGCAGATGACACCAAGGACGGCACCAATTACGAGACCGCGTTCCGTGTCTGCTCGCGTGACGCCGCTGACCTGGTGCTCGGCTACGCCGCCGTGCGCGGGTCGATCCGAGACCTGAAGCACATCGCCTCGCACCCGGTCTACGTCGGCTCCGACTTCCACCTAGCCAAGCCCGGCTGGAACGAGGCCAGCGGCGTCTACCTCACGAGCACGCTCGACGTGGCCCCGCTGGAGCTGGACTACGCCAAGGCGGTGCTGGAGGACTTGGTCTGCGACTTCCCGTTCCAAGACAAGGCCGACCGGGAGAACTACTTCGGCCTTTTGCTAACGCCTTTGCTACGTCCCGCGATCAACGAGCCCGTACCAATGCACCTCATCGGCTCGCCGATCGAGCGCAGTGGTAAGACCAAGCTCGCCGAGATCGTCCTCGGCTGCATCATCGCCGGTCGGCGCACGCCCGCCATGCAGCTAGGGGACCGGGAAGAGGAGCGCGAGAAGCGCATCATGGCCGTGCTCATGCGGGGCCAGACCATCCTGCATCTCGACAACCTCTCGGACTTCCTCGACTCAGCCTCGCTGGCATCCCTGCTCACCTCCAGCGAGTACCAAGGCCGCATCCTCGGGGCCTCAGCCGCGCCCACGCTCACCAACGGGCTCACCGTGGTTGGGACGGGTAACAACGTCCACGCGACGGGGGAGATCAGCAAGCGCATCGTCCCGGTGCGTCTCCTGCCCAATACGGACGCGCCTGAGAGCCGTACGGACTTCCGGCACCCCGACTTGCTCTCTTACTGCCTCGACGCAAGGGAGCGCGTCCTAGGCGCTCTGGTGGGGCTCGTAGAGAACTGGCGGGCAGCCGGTCGTCCCCTGCACCGTGGCGGCTTCGGCGGCTTCGAGCGCTGGACAGCCGTGGTCGGTGGCATCCTCGGCGCGGCGGGCTACACGAACTGGCTCACGTCGATGGCCGAGTGGCGCTCCAGCGCGGACGACTCGACGCAGGAGCACGCGGCGCTAGTACGCTCCTGGCACGAGCGCTACGCCTGTGAGGCGGTGTCGGGCGGGGACCTTTTTGAGCTTGCCATGGCTCTGGAGCTTTACGGCTGGCTCGGCGAGAAGCGCTCCGACCGAGGCCAGCGCACGTCCTTCGGGCGCCGCGTCCTCTCGGCCATCGCCGGGCGCATCATCTGCGGCTACCGGGTCGAGTCTGAAGGCGTAGGCGGGGCGCGGCGCATGAGGTTGACGCATCCGTGAGCGCGGTGCGGTGTCCGCTTTGCCCCCGGTCCATGCCGCTCGCGGACTACCGCCAGCACTGGGACCGCTTCCACGCCGTCAACCTCGTCACCGGCGAGCGGCCCCAGTACCAGCCTCCCAAGACTGCGGCCCGTGCGCCCGCTCCCGGTACGGACTGGATCGGGTACGGAGCAAGTTTTCGCACGTCCTCTGCTCCGCTGTTCCGAAGAACCGATCCAGCTTGATGGCGCTCCCCAAGCCCGTGCCGTAACCGGCGCAGATGCGGTCCATGACCGCGATGGACACGCCAGCGCGGCGACCGGCCTCGATGCGGGACAGTGAGAGGCGCGACAGCTCGGCCTTGACGTGAACAGCTAGCGGGTCGTGCATGTGTGGGTTGCCAGCAGCGCGCGTTACGTCCCTGCGCTGGCGACAGGGTTGAGACGATCCACCACGGGCGGCACACGCGCCTCACCGACAGACTCGTGGTGCTCCTCATGAGAGCAGATAGATGAACAGCAGGAAGAGGGCAGACACGATGAGCGTGTCGCGGTCCTCGCGGTCGAGTTTGGGCATCAGCGCGCCTCCCGTAGCTTGCGGCGCGCGTCACGTCGAACAGCTTCGCGTAGGTCGCGCCACACCCAGCGCTCGAACAGAATGTCCGTGCCGCCGGTCAAGCTCACGGACGCGCACGGGCTGTAACGCGGGTACTTCCCGTTCGGCTTGGTCGCCCACCAGATGCGCCCATCGGCCACCCGGAACGCAAGCAGGCTAGCGGCGTACTCGGCGCGGTCGTAGGGCGCGCGGCGTGTGGTAGTCACTGCCTCGCCTCCCAAGCTTCGCGCAGCCTCGCGGCGTCGCTGTTGCAGCTTGCAAGCTCGACAGCCGTGCGGCGCACCATCCGATGCGCACCAGCGCCTCCGATGAGCGCGACCGCTAGTACCGCGCGACCGTGCTCGACCTCGGCCTCAAGCGCCTTCGCCTCGGCGGCGATGACGGCGCACCTTAGAGCCTCTAGAGCGCTCATTTGCACACGATCCTTTCGACCTCGCGCATGTCAGTGAACTCGTCCGCGAGCAGCGCCGCTCGCTCCAGCACGCGCGCTAGTATCCCGGCGCGGTGCATGTCCAGAAAGCTAGCCACGTGGCGCGATGGGTAGTCGTTGTCCCCAGGCGTCGCGTAGAGGCCCCAGTATCCCTCCAGCTCGCGCTCGACGTAGTACGCGGGCGCTGTGGTGTCGCCGTGGTGCAGGCACAGCCCAGGGCGAGCCAGTGAGGCGGCGTGGCAGCCGCAGCCTGTGTCGTGGGCGTCTTTCATGGCTTCACCTCCCCGCCACCGTGGGCGAGCGCGAAGTGAACCCAGCACAGGTCGCCGTGTTCGCGTTGAAGCGGGCACGGCTTCCCATCGGCGCACGTCATGGCGCAGCGGTTGGTGGGCGCTGGTACGTTGTGGGCAAGGCAGTTTCCGCACTGGAGTCCGCCACGAATTGAGAAGATGTCCCACGCACTGCACGGACGCGCGAGCCCCTTCGTGGCGTGCTTGATCGAAGCTACGGCGCTCACGGCTTCACCTCCCCGGCCCCGCGATCGAGCGCGGTCAGCTCGAACTCGCGCAAGCACGCACGCAACAGCCCCGCGCTGTGCTCGTCCTCGTCGTCCCGCTCAAGGTCGCGCACGAGCACCCTAGAGCCGTCGCTCCAGTACGCGCGCCCGTGCTCGTCGCGGAACAGGTCGGGCGAGCCGTTGCCGGTGGGGAGTTGAGTTAGAGCGCTCACTTGCTCACCGCCTCTCCGGCGCGCTCGACTTGGAACGGCATGCCGCGCGGATCGCCCGCGAACTCCACGGTCAAGCCCGCCTCTGAGCACACGGCGCGCACTAGGTCTTGCGTGCGGCAGTCGGGGCACACGCCGCCCTTGAGCAGCGTGGAAGGCGCATAGCCCAGCTTGCAGTCCGAGCACTCGCGCGTCTTGCGCTCGCCGTTGTCGCAGGGCCAGTCGCCGTTGCACAGCGCGACGTTGAGCGTATCGAGGCGCGAGGCGTAGCGGGCGAGCTTGAGCGCGTGGTGGTCGCTGACGCCTAGGCGGGCGAGGCGCATCAAAAGGTCTTCGCGGGTCTTGCGGTCTAACATGTGTCGTCTCCAATCGTGTCGTCTCGTGTCCCCCAGCGCACGCGCGCTAGTAGGGGCGGCTTCCCGCTACGCGCACAGGGGCGCGTTTCGACCCTTGCCACGGGGTCTCTTCAATGGCGGGGGTGGGCTAGGTGTCTAGGCGCGCGTCAAGCTCCGCGCGCTGCTCCATCTTGCGCGCGTGCTCCGATGGCGTGAGCACCGCGTAGTTCGTGGCCACAAGCTCCACGCCACGCTTAGCCGACTTGCGACGCACGTGCGCGGTCCCGAAGTCTTCCCAGCACGTCAGTTCGCCCGCAACACCGGGTAGCACTTGTCCGCGCGTCAAGCGGACCGTGACCGATCCGAGCGCGCCGCTTTCCAGCCACGCGCGATAGCCGTTCAAGTCAAGCGAGGGCGAGCCCATCGCTCGCGCCCCCTGTCGCACCGCAGCAGCGTACCTGCGCGCCTCACGTGTATCGACCGCGTACCGTTCCATAGTCTCGTCTCTCATTCCACGCGGTCAGCGCCGCGCTCGCTTGCCCCGTACCCCGGAGCGTGCGCCATCGGACAGGCGCGGGCTAGCGCGACGTGCGCTAGTGCCGCCAGCTTGTGCGCGCTGGCGTTGCGCGTGGGTCAGAAGATCTTGCAGGTAACGTGCTCCACCTCGTATTCGCCCCGCCCGCCACATCTAGGGCAGTCCGTGTCCACAATGCGAACCGGAGCTCGCGCGCCGTCCTGTTTGACCCACGCTTCAACGATTTCGAACGTGAGGGAACCGGGTCCGATTTTGTGCAAGCGCCACGAACCGTCGAACCAAAGCTCCTCGATTGCTTCGACGATCTTGCGGCCCTTGCAAAACGAGCACTGTTGCATGGTAATCACTGCGCCACCTCCCCACGCGCGCGGGCGAGGGCGGAGCGGGCCGCTTCCATGCGCGGAAACATTCCATGCCCGCGCCGTAGTAAGCGGATGTAGTCGAGCACGCCCTCGTCGGACTGCTCGGATAGGTCGCGGACCGACTGCTCTAGATCCGCCAGCGCCGCGTACAAGTCGGGCGCGGCGGCGATCAGGCGGGCGTTGGCTTCTTGCTCGTGCTTGTACCCGTAGACCGCTGCGATGAGCGCATCGGTCCGCCCGCGCGGCCAATCGGGGTGCGCAATCTTGAGGCACCCGGCCGGAGCGCCAATGTCCGGGCGCACGCCCCACGGCCCGCGCGTGAATTGCGGCCCGCTCATAAGCGCACCGCCTCTCCGCCCAACTCGGCAAGCGCCTCCGAGAAAAGCTCCGCACGAACCACGCGCCGATAGCGCAGCGCGCCCTTCTCGTCGCGCTTGTCCTCGTGGATCGAATGGAGCGAGCCAATGCACGCGCCGTCCGCGTCGTAGGCGTAGCAGGACATAAGGCGCGCGTTCGATCGGTCCTCGTCCGTGTAGCAGTCCTCATCGAGCCACGATGCGTCCGCGTCGTAGTCCTGCTCCCACTGCACGAACCAGCCGAATGCCGTTCCCTCGCGCTCCGCTCGCGCCAGAGCACGCGCGCACCGTTCGCGCCCTTGCGCCGGAGTCTCGCCAGCGCCGTAGCTGGACCCCGCGTGCGTGCGGAAGAATCGAACCGCGTCCGAATGCTTGCTCATCGTCTCAGTCTCCGTTGCGCCCCCAGTCGAGGGCTGGTCAGTGTGCTCGGCCCCATGCCTTGCACGTCCCCATTCTATCGACCCGATTGCCTAGGTTTCCACACCTTCCACACTTTCATAAGTTTCTGTTATGTAAAGTAGCGGCCCTAACCCCATATCCCGCGCGCACTTACGCCAGTTTCGCTACTTTCGCTACTTTCTCCGGGCGCTACGCTATACGGGCGCTCCCCCTCTCCACACCTATACGTGTGTAGTAATGTTCATAACCTTCATGTGTATACGTAAATGCCTATGGCGCAAGGGCTTACGCTCGCTACTTTACCGTCCCAAAACATACTAACCTTGGGGAAAGTAGCGAACCTCCATGCGCCCGTGAAAGAGAAGCGCATAGGTGAAAGACAGTGTCCCTTAGCGTCATGGACACGGGCCGGGCAGACACGGACGCGCTGGCAACCTATCCACCTGGGACGCAGAGCGAATGGGGTGCAGGGGGCTTGACGGATGCGGGCGCAAGGGCGAGGGTGAAGGCGTGGACGCACCCGAAACCACGCGAGTTGAGATTGTCCAGAATCTGGACGCGGGCCGAAGCGAGCAACGAGCCGAGCAGAGAATCGGGCCGCACCCCAACTCGCTCGCCAACCTGAAGCGCTTCCCCCCTGGCCAGTCAGGCAATCCAGCCGGCCGCCCCAAAGGCTCCAGCCCGCGCCAAGCTGCGATGCGCCTACTCGCGGAGCACGCGGGCTCGGACGGCGAGGGCGCGATGGCTACGCGCTTGGGACGCGGCTACGTCGAAGCGGTGCGCACCTTAACCGAGCGCATGGCTGACCCGAACGCGTCCCCATCGGCGCTGGCGAGCTACGGGAAGGCGCTCGAATCACTGACCCGCGCCCTGGCCGAGCTTGACCCCGCGCCGAAGGTGACCGAGCGGCGCGAGACTAGCCAGCGCGTCGTCCTGTCCCTCTCTGGCAAGCTCCCCGATGCGCCCGCGCAGCTTCCGATAATACCTGTTGTGTTGCACTCGACAGAGCAGATGGGAAGATGCGAGGAAGATGCCGCCCCGCGCACAGTCGAGGCAGAGCGAGCGGGCGGGGGGACGTCGGAGACCGGCTCCGGGTCCCATCCTGACGCACCGCTTCCGTTGCGGAGTACCCCGCCCCCGTCCCCGCCCACACCATAGGGGGGGGCCTCGACGCGAGCGCGATGGGTCCCATGCGTGACGGCCCCGGCATGGGGTGGCACATAATCCCAGCAGATGGGTCCCATCTTGCACCGGCCTGCGTGCTTGCGTAGAAACTAGCCATGCCGTTCACCGTGACGACGATCAACTGGCTGGACGAGGACGACAGCGCGCCGGTGTTGCAGGGTTCGGATTTCATCGACGTGGTGACGTTCTCGGGTTGGGCTGGGTCGTGGTCTGGTTTTTTGGTGCGCGGTCAGTTGCGGGAGGACTTTGGGACGGCGTTGCTGGCTGAGATCAAATGCACGATCTTGGACGTGGACGCGCGGACGGTTCGGTTCTTTATCCCGGCTGCGGTGACGGCTGAGATTGACGTTGACTGTGGGCGTTGGGATGCGGAGCTGTACCGTTTTGACGAGTCTGGTGCGGAGACATCGGTGATGCGATTTGTGCAGGGCCGTTGGGAGCTTTCGAGGGAAGTGACGCGATGAATGCTTTCTACGGTGGCGCGAGTCGAGGCGAGCAGGACGCGCTTTTGGCGTCGGCTGACCGGGTGAACATGAGCGTCCCGGACGTGAACGACCCCCGCCCGGTGGTGCTGGCGTCGGGCACGGCGAACGTGGTGTTCTTCCAGGGCAACACGCGGCTCGCGCCGTTCAACGGGACTGCCGAGACGGTCACGCGCGGGAGCACGACTTACGCGGGCAGCGGTGGGCCGGTGGGCCTGCGGCTGGGCAACACGAACGCCGACGACATTGGGCCTGCGTACCAGGGGTTCATTACGGCGTACAACCTCAGCGGCTCGCACACGGGAAATCGGCAGATGCGCGTCTCGCTGCGCGGCTCTGGAGGCAGCGGCACGGCTGCGCAGATCAACGCCACTCGTCAAAGCATCGTGCTCGCCGAGGACGTGGAGTACCGAGTCATTGTGTGGCCGCACACGCAGGCAATTGCGTCGGGCGGGAAGGCGTTGCCTGCGCCTGAGGACTTGGCTGGGTGCTTCATCTATCGCGTGAACGCGACGGACGCTGCGCACGCGACGATCAACTACTACGGCGGTCGCAACGCGGCTGGCACGGCAAACGACGTGGCCAACGAGTCGCCGTTCATTCCGCTCGACCTCGTCTCGTCGCCGACGCTCGCGGGGTACTCGACGTTCGTTGAGACTCCGGCCGCTGGCGACCTCGTGTTCATCGTGGACTACGAGCTTCAGGACCTTGACGGTGATGGCACGCCCGAGACGGACGTGTACATGCTGGAGGACCAGCGCGGCGACGCGCACGAGTTAACCTACACGGGCACGCGCGGGGCGGCTGGGTCACGGGGGATTTGGTATCCGTACGTGAGCCTCCAGAGCGCGGGCGGGCTGTGTAACGCGACGCAGTTGGTGTCGATCGACGCGCCGTTCCCGAGTGCTCGCGGCAACACGGAGCAGAACTGGTACTTGACGCCATCGGTCACGATTCCGCCGGGGACGTGGACCAACGGGCAGACGGTGACGTTCCGCACGACGGGTAACGTGTCGTGGGGTAGTGCGACGCTCGGGATCGAGTTGCTCATGTTCTTCTCAAACGCGGAGAAGAATGGCTGGGATCCGTGGGCGCACGAGTCGGCGGGCTGGAACGGCTCGGTCGCGCACTGGTTTGAGAAGGGTCCGTACCAAGCGTTCACGGGCGGCGTGTGGGACGAGGCGAGCAAGACTCTCACGGTCGCGGGCAGTGGCATCGGCGACTTGGGCGCGGCGTGCCTGTGGGTGACGGGCGGCACGGGCGCTGACATTGAGCCTGTGCTGATCGACAACGACCCCAGCACGGGTAGCAGCGGCGACGACCTGATCGTGCTCACGTCGATCGGTGCGAGCGCGGACACGGAGACCGACATCACGGGATTCGTGGGCGGGATCGCCTCCACCGTGGGGTCTGAGACGTGGGTGAGCGGCAAGCTCAACAACAACGGCGCGGTCGGTCCCGTGCTTATCCTGCAATCGGATGCGGTTGCAAGCGCGGGCGCGGTGAACTTCTCGATCGAGGTGCGCATCACGCACATCTCGCAGCCTCTCAGCGACGGCGCGACGGGCACACATGCGTTCAACGTCGAGGCCGAGTTCCGCATCGGCGGCGGCGGTGCGACGCACACTGGCACGGCTGGCTCGGCGTCCGTGTCGCGCACGTTCCGCTCGTGCTCACACAGCGTTGCGCGCGACATCGTGAACCTGTTCACGGAGCACTTGGGCATCACGGTGCTGATGCGCTCGGTTGAGGGCACGTCGGGCACGGGCGACATCAACATCCCCGGCGTCCACGGCTGGTATCCGCGCTCGCCCTACAACCCGAAGAACGGGATGGGCTGGCCGCTGCGCTTCAACTCGTCCAACGTGTACCAGACGGTGGCGACGGCGAGCACGGAGAATGCCGTGCTGCTTCGCCCGCGCGAGTGGGAGTTCATCTACAACGGGTCGCAGAGCAAGTAATGGTCTACACCGGCCTCAACACGAACTTCACCTTCACGCGCGCAACGAGCGACGCGCCCGGCGCAATCACGGCGACCGGTCCGAACCGGCGCGTGTTCTGGTCTGGCGGCATGGCTGGCCAGTGCTCGATCGCGTGCTGGCGTCCGAGCGCGAGCTTCACAAACGCGGGATGGGTGCTGCACGTGCGCGGCGGGTTGGGCTACAACCCCGGCGAGCGCGGCGCGTACGACGCGAGCGCGTTCAATGCGTTCTTGGAACACTTCATCTCGCGCGGGTACGTCGTGTTCTCGATCGACTACCCCGGCAACGCGAGCAACCTCTCGGGCACCGCGCCCATGAACGACCTGCGCCCACTGGCCATGTGGCCGGATGCGGTGTTCTGGGTAGGTCGCTGCATCCAAGAGATCAAGGACAACGCGGACTCGACGACCACGCTGGGCGCGACGTTGCTCGGCGCGGGCAACTCGATCGACCCTCGGTTTGGCGTGTACCTGGGCAACTCGTGGGGCGGCACGATTGGTCTCATGCTTGCGTGTATGCCTGACTCGCTCATGGCTCGCTTTGCCTCGCCGTACATCGGGCGCGCAGGCAACGTTCCGCGCAGCTCGCACCGCATGAAGGTGGTGGCGACGAACGAGGCGCAAATCGACCTCACGCAGTTCGACATTGAGCCGAGCACGCCATCGCAGAAGCCCGACTACCTGCTCGGCGAGATCTACATGAGCGACCGCGCGCAGTGGTTGCATCGCACAGACTCGCGCGACAAGTGGAGCACGACGCCGATCTCCGAGAAGAAGATGAGCCCGTGGTGGATGCTCAAGCGCAACTACCCCGAGACGGCCGACGTGCTGTTCATGGGGCGCTGGCCCACGGGGCTCGTGACGGGCGGAACGCCTGCCGCGCCAATCCCCGAGGAGGCGAACATCACGCCCGATGACTTTGTGCCGGGGCGCTTGCCGACCGCGCAGATGCGCACGGATGGCAAGGCGTGGCGCGATCCACACAACCCGTTCCAAGCGCGTGCGTGGCGTGATGCGCTGCTCTCGTACGGGTCAAGTTCGAGCTCACTGATCCGCAAGAGCGAAGTGCGCTGGGGCGTCAACTCAAGCTCTGGAGCGTTTGCCAACGCTGGAGGCGCTCGCCCTGGGAACGCGGCCTGGGCCGAGCAGGTTTTCAACGCCGCAGTGACGCACGCGGGCTACCCGGAGGCATGAGATGAGCGGACTTGGCAACGTTGGGGCGGACTACTTCGACATCCTGCTCAACAACAACGTCGGCTCGGGCGTGACGATTGCGCAGGCGTTGCAGATCACGACGCCGCAGCCGCCCTCGTCGGTGCCGCCGCTCTACATCTCGTTGCACACGGGTGACCCGGGGAACTCGGGCAGTCTTGAGACGAGCGTGGCGGGCTACCAGCGCGCGTCGTACCAGCGGACGCTATTTACGGTGGGAGGTTCCAACTTCTTCCCGTGGACGAAGACGCAGGGAAGCTCGCTGGCTCCTACGACGTGGACCAACTACAGCTCGATCTCGTTTGCGACGGTGAGCGGCAGCGACACGATTACGCACTGGGGCATCTGGACTGCGCTGACCGGTGGAGGCTTCATCCTCGGCGGTCCGCTGCGCGCGTCGGGTGCGTCGGTGAAGCTGGCGTATGCGACGGCTGTGGGCACGATCCACTCGGTCGGGCACGGTCTGACGGCTGGCAACACGATCCGCATCTGGAACGCCTACGACAACTTCAACGGCGGCACAGCTCCGCTGACGACGCCGGGCGTGACGCGCGTGGTGGATACGGGTCCGAACACGGACGACTTCGACATCACTGTGAACCTGGACGCTGTCGGCCCGGTCGGCTACGTCCTCTCCGGCTCGCTGAGCTTGGTGTCGGGTAGCGTGCCCTCGATCGCCGCTGGCGGGATTGTGATCTCGGTCACATGAGCATCGTTCGCTTCAGCGGCGCGTCGTCGATCGGGACTGTGGCTGCGGCCGAGGTCTTGGATCTGACGGCGTTGTGGCTGGGCGCGGCTGTCGTTGGAACGGTGGGTGCTGCATACGTGCAGGACTTCGGCGTCACGTTCTTGGGCGCGTCGGTGATCGGCGTCGTGGGCACGTCGGAGCTGACGGACGGCCAGATCATCAACACGGTGCTGCTTCAGGGCGTGTCGGTCGTGGGCGTGGTGGCGTCGGGTGACGCGCTGCTGGGCTTCGCGTTCCCGCCGGTGGTGACGCCTGCGGCTGAGTCGGACGTGCCGGGGTCGGCAATGAGTGAGATGGGCCAGGCGGGGAGCATGGCGGGAGAGGTGACCTGATGCCGCAGCCGGTGGTGCGCAAGGCTGACGTGTGGCAAGGCGCGGACGTGACGTTCCGTGAGCGCCTGGTCACGGGCAACGGCGGGACGGCGCTGGTCCAGGCTGATGTGAACTCGTGGTCGCTGCGGGTGTTCCGCGCTGGCGACGAGAAGAACGCGAAGCGGATCGTCACTGACGCAGCGGCGACGAGCTACTTCTTCGACACGCTCCAGCTCACGGACTGGACGCGCGACACGGTGGGCTACAACTTCCAGTACCGGCTGCCTTACTCGTCGTTCAAGGCGAGCGCGGCTACGTACGTGTTCGAGTTCGCCATCAAGACGGGCTCGTACGGGACGATCTTCTCGGTGTGGGAGATTCGCTATCTGCCGGTGGCGAGCGTGTGATGGACTTCGCTGACGACATTCTCGTCGAGCTGCGCGGCGCTCCACGCGACCTGCTGCGCTCGATCCTGGACTACACCGGCAAGGTGAAGAACCGGGAAGTGATCGTCGTCGGCCCCGGTGGCACGGGCAAGTCGCGTGGTATCTGCTACGTGCTCGCGTACCTGTGCGAGACGCATCCCGGCCTGCGCGTGCTGCTGACGCGCTCGACGCGTGAGAGCATGACCAGCTCGACGCTCGTTGAGTGGGAGGCTTGCTTCCCGCCTGAGCATCCGGTGCTGGACGGGCCGCAGCGTGAGGGGCGCAGCATTTACCACTTCCCCAACGGGTCCGAGGTGGCGGTGATCGGCCTCGACAAGCCGGGCAAGCTGTTCTCGACCAAGTGGGACATCATCTACGCGGAGGAGTTGACCGGAGGCGGTGCTGACTCGGGCGTGGAGAAGAACACCTGGGAGCTGTTCTTCCGTGGTCTGCGCGGCGAGGTGATGGTCAACAACCAGCGCTTGCTCATTGGGTCGTGCAACCCGAGCTACCCGTCGCACTGGGTCAAGCAGCGCATCGACGCGGGCTCGTGCGAGGCGTACCTGTCGGTCCACAAGGACAACCCGGCCTACCACGACGGCGTGGACTGGACGGACAACGGGCGCGCGTACCTCGACGGCCTGGGTCGCATGAGCGGCCACAACAAGCGGCGTCTGCTGCATGGCGAGTGGTGCGCGGCGACGGGGCGCGTGTACGACGCCTGGGACGACGACGTGCATGTGGTGGACGCGACGGTCTGGACGCAGCGCGGTCAAGCGACGGTGGTAGTGCCGGACGGCATGATCCCGATGGACTGGTGCTTTGCCTCGTTCGACTGGGGCTGGACCGACCCGGCTGTGCTTCAAGTGTGGGGCGTGGACAAGGACCGCAGGCTTTGGATGCTCGCGGAGGTGTTCAAGACTCGCGCGGGTGAGGGGACTGCGCAGTCGGGCTTGGACTGGTTTGCCGAGCGCGTGTCGGAGTTCCACAAGGAATTCGACTTGCGCGCGTTGGTGTACGACCCGTCGCGCGCGGAGACGGGCGAGAAGTTCAACCGACGCATCTCGTTCGAGCTCGGGTACGACGTGCCTTCGTTCGCCATCAAGGCGATGAACAAGCACGGGACGGCGCAGGACTTTGGCGGCATCGACATGGTGCGCTCGCTGCTGTCGCGGCGCGTGCAAGGTCGTCCGCAGATGAACTTCGTCAAGAACACGCTACGCTTTGGGCGCGACGAGTTCTTGCGCACCAAGGGCAAGCCGACCTGCACGGTCGAGGAGTTTCCCGCGTATGTCTACGAAGAACCGAAAGAGGGGCGCTCGAACCGCGACAAGCCAGCGGACGGACAGTCCGACCACGGGCTTGACGCCGCTCGCTACGCAGCCGCCTATTTCTGGACCCGAGACATGGCCGAACCTTCCAAGAACGTGCGATGCCCGCGCGGTACGGTCGGCCACAATCCCTCGTGGCCTGGCGGCAAGACTTTCGAGGAGTGGTTCGAGGGGCAGGATTCATGATTGACACGTCCCCCGAGAAGCTGATGGAGCGCGTGCGTGCTTGCGAGCGCGTGCGTGACCAAGTGCTGTCCAAGTTTGACGAGCACGTGCGCGCGTACCATTCGGGCGCGTACGAGGGCCGCACGGACGGCATGGCTGAGAACCACGTGTTCGAGTACGTGGCGCAGCGCATTGGGCAGGTGGCGTTCCAGAACCCTGTCGTGCGCATCACGACCAACGCTGGCGAGCAGGCCAAGATCCAGTCGCGCGGTGTGCAGCACGCATTGAATCGCTGGTGCCGCGACACGTCGTTCCACCGGCTGGCCGAGAAGCTGGCGGTGGACTCGTTCTTCGCGTTCGGCGCGACGATTACCAAACCTGAGCCGGTGCCTGGCTGGGAAGAGGCTGAGGACCCGATCTACTGGCCGACCGTGGCGCGCTTGGACCAGCGCTGCTTCGGCTTCGACTCGGAGGCGCGCTCGTTCGAGGAGGCGCGCTACGTGTTCCACAAGGTCGCCGAGGAGAAGAAGGCGCTGCTGGAGCGAGCCGAGGCCGACGCCAAGCTGCCCAAGGACGAGCGCGAGGGCTGGGACGTGGAGGTCATCAAATCGATGACCGAGACGCAAGACTACGGCATCGACGAGACGCGGCGCGACAACGTCACGCTCAAGGTGTGCTACTACGAGGTGTGGGTGCCGGGCATCCACATCGACGAGGACAAGAAGCCCGAGGACGGCTATCACGGCGCGCTGTTCACGATCGCGTGCGACAGCTCGGGCAAGGGTATGTCGCCGCGCAAGCCGCGTGACTTCTGGGGTCCGCGCTGGGGTCCGTACACGCTCTACGGCATCTACACGGTTCCCAACCGCCCGTGGCCGCTGGCTCCGGTGCAAGCTGCTTGGCGTCAGATCGACGACAGCAACCGACACTCCGAGGTCATCGATCGCTCGGCTGCGAACTACAAGCGCATGATCATCGTGGACGAGTCGGACCGCCGCTTTGCCAAGAAGGTCAAGGACGGCAAGCACGACTACGTCTACACCAAGTCGAACCCCACGCGCGACACGGTGCAGCAGCTTGAGATCGGCGGCGTCACGGAAGAGATGCTGCTGGTCAAGCAGATCATGAAGGAGCGTGCCGACCGGATGCTCGGCATGAGCGACGCCGAGAAGGGCATGATTACCGGCTCTGCGACGGCGACGGAGAACGCCATCGCGTCCGCGTCGTCTAACGTGCGGACCTCGTGGCAGACGAAGAAGTTCTGGGACGCTTGCGAGCGGAACCTTCAGACCGTGGCGTGGTATCTCACGACCGAGGACACGGTCATGCAGCTTGGCGACGACGCCAAGGAAGACTTCGGCCCCGACACGCTGTACGTCGGCAAGATCACCAAGGAGGCGTGGCCTCGTCAGCGTCGCGTGCTTCAACGCATGATGCCCGGCGCAGACCTGCCCACGACGCCGCCTGAGGACTGGCTTGCAGACAACGGCAAGGGCGTGGACGACTACGAGGTGTCGATCGAGGTCGGCTCGATGGCGCGCAAGGACGAGATGGCTGAGGCCGCTGAGGCTGACTCGTTTCTGACCACGATTCTGTCGGTCGGCCAAGCGATGGTCGCCATGCCGCACGTCAAGTGGAGCGAGTTGATGGAGGAGTACGGGCACCGTCGCGGTTATCCAGAGCTTCCGTCGTACTTCGACTTCCAGATGCTCGCTGGTGTGCAGCAGCTCAGCCTCCAGTCAATGGCTGGCGGTGAGCAAGGTGGTGGAGGCGAGGCCAAGGAGGCAGTCCACAACGCGCCCCGCATGGAGCGGACGCAGGCCAAGGCGATGCCGGACAGCCGCTCTAAGCAAGCGTCCTTGCCGGGTCAAGTCTCGGGTGCTAGAACCAAGGCGGGCAAATGATTTACGAGTACCGCAACGCGACTGGCAAGACGATTGAGCGGCACGCGCTGATGGCTGACGCGCCGCCTGTTGGGCATGAAATTGTCGTAGACGGCGAGGTGTATCGCCGCATCCCGTCAGTGCCGGGTGTCGCAACCGGGTCGCCTCTGCGCGGCACGGTCAGCTACACGATGGACCCGCGCGACGCCAAAAAGCTGGGCGCGCGTGTGAACAAGGACGGGTACGTCTGCTTCGAGGGCCGCCGCGAGCAGGACGAGTTTGTTTCCAAGACCCAAGACACGGAGAACCCTGTCGTCAATGTCCGCTGAAGTCGCCACGCCGCAACTCGATCAGATGCTCGCCGCGCTCGTACCCGCTGCTGAGCCCGCACCCGCCGTCGAAGAAGCTCCCGTCGAGACTCCCGCTGAGGAGGCTCCGGTCGAAGCTCCGGCTCAAGAAGAAGAGAAGAAAACCGAGACGCCTACGTTGTCGTCGGAAGAGAAGAACGCCTTTGAACGGGCGCGTACCGCTCTCCGACGCGACGGCGTCCCGGTGAACGTCATCGACAGTCTGGACCGCGACAAGCTGCTCCGTTGGGGCAGCGGTCGTGCCAAGGCCCAGTCTGACGCTGACGATGCGTACCGGCAGCTTGGAGAATTGCGCAAAGAGAGAGAGACCTGGGCAGCGAAAGCTACCGAGCCCACCAAGGAGTCAGCGGACTCAGAGCCCGCCGAACAACCCTTGGACCTCGACAGCCTGGGTAAGACCCTCTCCGACGAGCTTGGAAGCCAAGAAGTGGCCGGTCGTGTGACGAGTGTCCTGAAGTCTCTAGAAAGCCGCGCCGCCGCAAAGGCTTCCGCATTGGAGTCTCGACTGAAAGAACAGGTCGAGATCAACCAGCGGTTGTCCGCGTCGGTCCTGCGAATCGAGATGGATGGCGCGCGTCAGCGGCTTGGGGAGCGTTTCCCTGAGCTGCGGGACGAGAAGGACTTTGCCAAGGTCACCGAGAAGATGATGAAGCTGGCTCCGTCCGGCGCTTACGACAACGTGAGCGACCTGATGTACGAGGCTTCCGTCCTCACTTTTGGGGCTGCGGCGGTCGATGCGTCCAAAGACCAATCCAAGTCTCGTGATCGCAGAAACGGCTTGCCGACCAAGCCGCAGGGATCTACGCCGCGCGCCTCCAAGGGCAAAGAGGAGCGGGCGATGGACTTCCTTGCGGAGCTTGAGAAGAAGCACGGGCTTGCGTAGCGACCGCAGCGCGGACGGTGATCCGCGACAAGGAATCGAAACATGGGCTCTGTCATTTCCGTGTTCGATGACTTCATGGAAAGCACGGAAAGTGCTTACCTGACCTCGCCCAACGAGGTCATCAACGAAGTCGTCCGAAACACCTACGCCTTGGGCTACATGCTCAAGAGCGGCGACCAAGCGATCACTCTCCAGAGCGGAAAGTCGATCAAGTGGCTCTCGCAGATGGTCGATGCGCAGACCGCGCACTTCTATCTGCCGGACGACAACGAGACTCCGTCGCAGCCGCAGACGATGACCGACTTCGAGGTCGGTTGGCGTTTCTTCCGCGACAACATGGCGTGGAACAACGAGACGATCACGCTGAACGCGTCGGGTATGGACCCGAACGGTCGGCGCACTCAGATCGTTGGTCTCAAGCGCCAGCTCGAACAGGCGATGTGGACCTCCAAGTTCAACAAGATGGAGGACGCGCTGTTCTCGACGCCGAACCAAGCCGACATGGAGACGGCTGGCACGGCGAAGGTTCCGTACTCCCTCGGGGTGTGGAACAACGAGCTGACCAACACGATCCCCTACACGGGGCTCGGCTCCACGACTGCTTGGGGCACCGTCGCTGGCAAGAATCCCGCGTCGTTCTCTCGCTTCCGCAACCAGCGCGCGACCTACAACGGTGCGTCTACTGGCGCGGTGGTCGGCTCGACGGCTCCGCACTTGTTCACGGCGTTCCGGCGCATGTTGAACCAGACGGGCTTCGATCGTCTGCCGGAGAAGCCGGAGTACAGTCAAAAGAAGTCGATGCCGACGCGCATTCTGACCTCGCTGTCCTACGGCACGGTCCAGTACGAGTTCGCTCTCCAGAGCAACAACGACTGGCTCCGTTACGCGGGCGGCCAAGACCCCGCGTACCCGAACCCGACGTTCCAAGGCATCCCGATCGAGGGCATCGCTGCTCTCGACACGGCGGTGATGTACCCGACCGGTTCCGGTGGCATTTACGCCGCCGAAAACGACACGGCGGGCACGACCAACGCTGGTCCGCGCTACCACTTCTTGAACTTCGAGTACCTGAAGCCGGTCTTCCACACTGAGATGTATCTGTACCGCCACCCGGTCATGACGCATCCCAACCAGCCTTCCACGCACGTCATGTACGTGGACACCTACTACAACATCGTCTGCACGAGCCGCCAACGCCAAGGCATCGTGTACCCGGCGACCGCCGACTCGGTCTTCATCTGATCCAAGGAGTCTGAACCATGATCACTTCTCCCATCGGCGGGCCGGGCATCGGCTACTTCCCGCCGAACATCGACGTTGTGGTGTACAACCGCAGCACTGCTACGGCTCCTGGGGTCGCGTTCGCCATCGGCGACGTTGTGCAGCTCGACCTCACGGATGTTGGCCAAACCGCTGGCGCTTCGACCACCGGGGCCACGACTGTCAACACGCCCTACGGCGCGGAAGGTGCGACGGCGTTCTCGAACGCTGTCGAGCCGACCGCCGCTGGCATCAAGGCTGGCATCTTGGGTGTGTGCTTGGAGCCGATCGCGGTTGGCTCCAAGGGGCGCATTCGTTTGCAGGGGATCGTTGACAGCGTGTTCGTCATCGCGGCATCCGGCAGCGTCGCTCCTGGCGCTCCGTTGGTGGCGACGACTGCAAAGAACCTCGATCTCGTGCTCGCTGTGAACGAGCGCATCATCGGGATCGCGCTGTCTTCGACTGCGACCCCGACGACCCGTACCCTGGGCGGCGCGGTGCTGTTCAACGGCATCACCGGCTTCGGCATGGAAGGCGGCAGCTAATCATGACGCTCACCGTTCAACGCATCGGGCAGTTCTTGCGCCGCCGCTTGGACGGTGAGCCGTCGATGGACACGCTGTCGCTCTGCAATCTCGCGGGGCGACAGCTTTTCACCATGCACACGTGGGAGTGGGCCGTCGCGCCCAAGACCACGATCACGATCAACTCCGGCAAGAGCGAGGTCGAATTGCCGAAGGACTTTGGCCGCATGGTCAAGGTCGAGACCTCTGGGTCGCTGCTCAACGCGCTGGTGCTGACGACGCCGTCGCATCTGCTTGAGTTGGAGACCTCGATCATCAGCATGAACAACGTCGGCTACTGGGCCGCCGTGGTGTGGAAGAAGCCGACCGATGGATGCCCGATGCGGCCCGTGCTGCGCGTGTACCCGCAGATCGGCACGTCGGACTCGCTCAACCTGTACTACTACTCGGCGTGGGTTGAGATCACGGACGAGAACGAGACCATCAGCGTCCCGCCGTTCATTGAGCCCTTGCTGCTGGAACTGTGCTTCGCGTTCGCGCAGGGCTACGACGAGCACGACATCGCGGACCTTAACGACCGCTTGGCTCGCGTGCAGCAGTCGCCGGTGTTCCAGACGGCGGTGATGCAGGACGCCTCGGTGCAGGACGAGCTTGGAGAGATCCGAGGCGGGGTTACGGACAGCAATCGGATGTGGCAATCGGCTACGATCATCGGCGGCCCGTATCAGGTCTAGCCCATGCCCGACGTACCGCTCCCCTACCCGATCGGCGGCCTGAGCGACAACTTCGCGCACGACGCTCAGCCGCCTCGGACGACCCGCGACGCGCAGAACGAGCGCTCGGTCGATCCCAAGAGCAACCGCATCCGTGGCGGGCAGCGAGCGGGCTTCTCGCGCTTCTCGGAGACCGCGCTTGCGGCTGGAGCGGTGCGGTCTGCGGTGCAGGTCACGTTCGACGCGCGCCAGACCGACTACACCAACGCGACGACGAGCGCGGTAGGGGACCTGTCGGAGTGGACGGCTGCGCTCAACAGCGGCGAGGGCGTGCCGGCCATCGTCCACGACTCTCAGGGCAACAAGTACGCGATCGACGGCAAGGCCACGATCGTCAAACTCAATCGCGACGGCGTGCGCGTGTACACGTTCACGCTCCCGGTCCGCGACGAGGCGCAAAAGGTGCGCGCGTTGGCGATCGACGTGGGCGACAACCTGTACGTCGGCGTCAGCGAAGGCGGCGACCAGAGCAAGGCGTGGCTGCGCCGGTACGCTCCCGACACGGACAAGAACCTCGTGCTCCAGTGGGAGATCGTCACGGGTGAGTTCGTCGAGCAACTGGTCCTGCGCGACGACAAGCTGTACGCGGCGGTGAACGACACGTCGCGCAAGCGGTCGTCGTGGATTCAGTACGAGAACCTGTCGCTTGGCTCGGGTGCGACGGTGGCGTTCCGGCGCGACGGCATCCCGTACCCGTTGAACGACCTCGACGTGAACTTTCGCGGCGAGGTGCTGACGGCGAGCGGTCCGCGCAGTCCGTTGGCGAACCCGCTCGACAAGCGCTACTACGACCCGACGCTCCCCGACCACACGGCGGTATTCGATGCGCAGCGATGGGACCCGACGCAGCTACCTGAGTGGGACCGACGCAAATGGGCTTGGTTCGTAGCCGAGGATCTGGAGTCGGAGGACGGCAGCGACGTAGAGGTGTGGCCGGACACAAGGGGTCGCGGTCTGTGCGTGTTCGAGCGCGATGTTTCGACGCCTTCGGGTGCGACTGCGTTCGTTGCGCCCAAGTACCGCTCACGCGGCCTGGGTGGAAAGCCTGCGGTGCAGTTCTCGGGGAGCTACAACCGCATGGTGAGCCCGCCGAGCGTGAACGACAGCGCGGGCGTGAACGACATCCAGCCGACCCTGTTCCCCAACCGTCGCGGTCACCTGATCGTGATGGTGGTCCAGTTCGGCGCTGACGCGACGCAGCGCGGCCAGCTCTGGTCGCAGGCGAACGGCGCGTGGTCGAGCGGCATCAACGCGGCGTACATCAACTGCCGGTCGGACACTGGGCTCACGGGGGCGGCGGGCGCTATCTCGATCCGCCACGACGAGCGGTCGAGCGTGGCAGGAGAGACGACCGACCCGATCTCGACCGGCACGTCTCCCAACTACGTCAGCGGCTTCGTCGCATCGGCTCCGCAAGCAGCGATCGTGACGCTGCTGGTTGACGCCAACACCTGCTCGGACGGCTTCAACGCCTCGTACTTTCGCGTCAACGGCGCGACGGTGTCGAAGTGGCTGGACAAGGGTCAGTTCACGGCGACGGGCAACCGGACGATCCTCGGCTCGCTCACGAACGGCACCTTCGGGCCTTCGGTGTCGATCTCGGAGTTCATCGTCCTGCGCCAGTACACGGACCCCGAGGACGGTCTGGAAAAGGTTGCAACCGTCCCCGACGTGAACAGCACGATCGACTACGGGACCGCCGACAGCACGAACGTGGGCGACCACGACGACACGGTGAGCGATACCGAGGTCGAGCGCATCGAAGGCTTCCTCGCGTGGAAGTACGGCATCTCGCACCTGCTCGACGATGGCGGGCGGTCTGGCACCACGCTCCCCTCGGGCTCTGAGATCCTGTGGACGGGCAGCGCCTTCACTCAGCCGCGCGCGTTGAACCTCCCCGACCCGACCGCCGACTCGGCTGCGGACGCGTCGCTGGCGGTCCCTGTGGCGCTCCAGACGGGCGGCGCTGACGTTGACA